CTGACTCCACAGCGAAGATCTTTGATTAGGATTCGGCGGTACCAGTGATTCCATTCGTCTCGAGTAGCAGACAACATGAGATGATGAATCATGTCACGTGCTGTGTTACCAGTAATGTCACGGTTAACAAAGCCGGTAATAGCCAGTGCGAAAGCATCCCAGGGCAGTCCGGCAGAACTGGTTTGTAGGTCCGTGTCAGTTTTCTCTGGCACTTGTTTAATGCCAAATGTGATCATGGAATCCAGGGCAGTCCGGCAGCCCTCGAAGAATACTGTGTTGCCGGCCTCTGCTTGTTCAAGCACAATGGCTTCTTTGGCCAGCCGGCTGTTGTCATTTTCTAGTGCTTGGATAACTTGCCAGGGTTGTTGCATAGTGCATGCCTCTTGAATTGCTATTCAAGTATTATAGCACCATTAAATGGCTTGGTCAAGTGGGCAGTTGTACGCCTTCTCTGCCTAGTGTTTCTCGGGCGCCAGCTATCAATTGTTCGTAATCAGGACGGTTACGGATACGTTTAATTATAGTGTCTACCGTGTATGTATCACGAGCTGCTGCTCCCGGCCCTAACAGTGTCTGGGCTATCTCATCGGGGTTTTTGGTTGTCTCGCCAGTGGTTTCATTGCTGAGTCCGTTTTTGTAACTGTATTTGTAGCCTTGAGCACGAGCAATTGACGCTAGCATGATCTGACGATGCATACCTTTGTATTGACTTCCTTCTACACCACCTCGCATGGCATACTGTTGCCAAACGGGATCTTCACTAAACATAAAATCAGTTTGAGCAAACCCGTTAGCAGGATCACCATTAATAGGTGTGCGAAAATGTACGCTGTCACCAGTTAGGTCAATCCAACCTTCTTTAAACGCTGGTGCTGCTTTGGTTTTAGGTCGATTACGAATTTGATCTGCGGAGATGCCCTGACGTAAACACCAACCGGACAATATCTTTACTAGTCCTTCTTTGGTAGCTTCTCTAGCATCGACTGAAAGATCTAGATCGCCACTGTCGGCTTTGCGTCCAGTTGTGCCTAACCATTTAACTGGTACGTCACTTTCATCACGCTCTTGACTAAGGTCTAATCCAGTAATGGATTCTAACCAGGAGATAGTGCCGGGAATTTCTTTACGGCTGATACGGCGAGTTAGTTCTGCGCCCTCAGTGTTTTTAAAAACGTTGCCGCCTTCGGCGATAAATTGATGTGCTCTCATGCTGGTGTTGATTTTATATTTAAATTTCCTGGGAGACTGAAATTACGTCCCATCTTTGATCGAGAAAATTGAATAAGCACGTAACGTACAAAGTTTTGTTTGCTACAGTGGTAGTGGGTAAGGTAACACCTATTGCTCTAAAAGTTCTTATTGATCCAGTAGTAAAAGAAATACCACGTGCTGTGCCGTTGTCTTTGAATCTAAAAACCATTCTTTGACCATCAGATGGCGTTCCAGTATCAGCATTAATAGTCAAGTTACTTGATTGCGCCTGAGCAGCATACATGTCAAAAGTATTACTGTTCCATGCCAATGGCGATGCGATTGAAGATACAGACGAAATTCTGGGAATCGTTGTGCTGCCTGTACTGCCAGTGTATCCTACTGTGCCAATATAACCAATTGATCCAACAAACCCTACAGATCCAACAAACCCAGTGCTTCCAGTAAATCCAAACGATCCGTTATAACCCGTCGACCCAGTATACCCAACCACTGTGCTAGCTGACCCAGTGAACCCATTGGATCCAGTATATCCTACAATTCTTCCGACACTGTTCCAGGATGTGTTCCAAAGATAAAGATTTCCGTTGTCAAGTGCGATCCAAGCGTCTCCTGCGGAATTGCCTGAACTTGACAGGGCAGATACAGAAGAGACATTGCCTTTCAAGCTAATGCCAACCGAGCCAACATAGCCCAATGATCCTACATAACCTACACTGCCGGTATACCCTATACTGCCGGTATACCCTATACTGCCGGTATACCCTAGTGATCCTGCATATCCAACGCTACCAGTGAATCCTGTACCGCCGGTTGATCCCGTGAGCCCAGTTGCCCCAACGGACCCAGTGTAGCCAATCACTGTGCTGGCTGATCCAGTATATCCATTGGGCCCAATCGCTCCAACAGATCCTGAATAGCCTAGTGATCCTGAATAGCCCAGTGACCCTGAATAGCCTATGCCCCCAGTTGATCCCACCGAGCCTGAATACCCTGTATTTCCAATTGACCCTTCTGAGCCAGTGTAGCCAAGAGAACCTGAATAGCCTGCACCGCCAGTTGCTCCTATTGATCCCGCATAGCCTAATGATCCTGTATAGCCAATCGTTGTACTAGCTGATCCGGTATATCCAGTGCCTTGCGAGCCTGAATATCCTCTGCTGCCTGCAAATCCAACACTGCCAGCATAGCCTTTTTCACCACGAGAAATTTCAACACCACCTGCGGTAGTGCCATCACTTAAAAAGATTTTTCCGGTAACCGGGTCATACCACAAATCGCCAGCGCGCCCGACATAAGTACTGAGGTCGACTAGCCTTTGTCCGGCCAAAACTGTGCGGATAACAGGCACAGCCTTATCTCGCTACGTTAGTTAATGCACCAATTAGACTACCAATAGTGCGCTTGACCGCGCTGAGCTCATTTTGTGCTTCTTCAGCATCTGCTACTGTGATTTCATCGTTACTGGGTCCAACAGCGTCTTTGACTGCATCTAGCTGTTGCTGTAATGGCGGGCTCCATTTGTAATTGCCCTCGTTATCACTGCGCTGACCGGGATTGAGTATCTCCTCAGGCTCGGCTGCAACAACTGGCACCTCAGTTTGTGGCTGTAGTCCAAACCCAATTTTATTAAGAAATTCTTGTGCTCGCATGTTTTATTTATCCAGTGCTAGTTGGTACACGAATTGGTAATACTGCTAATTCTTCAATATTAGTGCCCGCAAGTTCAGACCTATTATTTGCTGCCCATTCTCGTGCGGCACGATTAGCAGCACCTTGATCTGGGCCTATGCCACGCAGTATATGCAGTATCTGTGGATCTCCGTCAGCGGGAATGTATACTAGTTTCCAATCAACAACTTGACCGCTGGCAACTTGACTTTGTGCCGCAGCAGCTCGTCGCTGTTGTAAATCCTGTGTACTGCCTGGGAAAGCTGGTTCAGCAGGCCCTGCACTGACTCTAGCTTGAATAGGTGTATTTCGCTGCACAACCGTAAAACTATTATCGCTGTACAGACTTCTGCTCATGGGGTCATCTAAGCCCCATTTCTTTCTAGCAGCTTCAATTGCCCCTGCTTCATCTGCTGCTTTAACAAAAGTTTGATCACCTTTGCGGGTTGTCACCAGCCACATTGGCATGCCCTCTGTAGGATCCACGCCCTTGCGTTGCATTCTGGCTTGGCGAACAAAACTTACCAATGCGCTACGTGGCAGCTTGCCGGCACTGAATTCACTAAAGTACTTGATGGTATTGGTACCGTCTTCACTAGGGCTTAGTGTTTTGTAGAGTTTTTTAGCATACTCGTCACGGTATTTATTGGGGTCATTGGCCGCATCCAGTGCTACCACAAAGCGTAGCAGTGTGTTGGTCAACTTGCCGAGATCCTCGTTTAACCAATCACCGCCGGGACTGCGAAACTCAATGTAATTGCCTTTGTTGTTAATACTGGTAAATTTATCAGTGTTGCCACTGTGAATAACTTGACTGGCCAATTTGTTAAGACCCTGTCTCATGTTGGTCATGATGTCGGTCATTTTTTCTGGAGTCAACATTTTGGTATGACTCTTAACTCGCGCTAGTGCGCTCTTGCAATAGCTGTTGCTGAGTCGGTCAAATTCACGCAGCACATACTCGTCACCCAACAGCAGTGCCAGTTTAACATAATCCAATTGCGACTCTTGATTAACACCGTTGATGCTGACATTCATGTGCAGTCCGCAGCCGGTGCCCTCATCAGTGTAGGCATTTTCTTTGCCCCAAGCTATGACTTGCGGTAGTTCTTTCAACATGTCTGGCAAGCTCAGTGGCGGACTAACAAACTCTAGACCAGCATCGTCCGAACTTGACCCATGTAAACTGCCGTCGGGTTCAACAATGTAAAAGCCTTGACTGCGTTGGCTACCACGATCACCACGGTGATAACCACTAAAATATCGCGCTGGACGACCAATAACACTGGAGAAATCTCTAGCTACCCGTTCGCCGTCGGCTTCGCGGTCCTCATCATCGCTCTCTGTAGTCCAATGTGGCCACATAATGTCAAAATTATTTTCAACGTCCCTCGCACTGCGTATTCTTTGATCTCTAAGAAACTCTGTTTCACCGTAACTGTCGTCTTCTAATTGTTCATCACGAAATGCTTCGTAAGCTGAATCATACCAAAGACTGTCAACTTCGTTACTGATCAGTTCGGCCAACTCCTGCATTTGAGCACGGGTTACGCCTTCAAATTCTGGATCATCAACATCAATACCTAGTTTTTCAGCGATCTCGTCCCGGGAAGCGTTTTCTATAATCCAATCTTTTATATAACTGACTCTGCTGGTTGCCCATTCGTCTGATATTGATTCATCAACCCATTCTGTGTATGAGTTTTGTAATTCTTCCCGTAAGTTGTTAACGTCTCTGCGACTGTTGTAGTCGCCATCATCAAAAAATTCAGTGATATCGTCAATACTGTAAACTGTTTCGTTCTCGCTGTAGTCGGGTACCATTTCAGGAATATCGTCGCTGCCAGCAGACATGGCGTCGCGTACAATCATTTCAAACTCAATGCCTACTGTGGCATTGATGTTGCTGGCCAGCTGCCGCAAGCTGCTGGGACTCATGTTGATTTCGGTTAGGATACTGCCGTCTTGAGCGAATTCTGATAAGTTCATAATATATTATTTAGCAGGCCGGTGACTTTATCCGGCGTCAATTAACGCATGACAGTTCAATTGCGCGGAAGTCTGTGTGAGCAAGCTCACACCCGTGACAACAACGGTCCCTAAGGTGAGATCTTTTAGTTACACCAACTTTGCTTGGCTTCGCCGTAGTATTCTCTAGCATAGCCCTGCTGGATCAACATGGCACGTAGGCTTTGCCCATTTAGCAGTACGTCACCTAGTACACGACCACCATACTTGTCCCAGTCAATTAGCACAATTTGACGAGTGGTAGCAGCATTGATCTGTGCTTTGGTAAATGCTGTAGCAGCCTGCCCACGCTGATCTTCGCTGGGGCATTTGGCACGAAATCCTTTTTCAGGAGTGTCTACACCGTATACACGAATACTGAGTTCTTGTTTTAGTGGTGCTGGTAAGAAGGTGGCAGCAAATGCCACTGTGTCCCCGTCAATTACACGGGTAATTACTGCGTCGTAAGTAACGCCCTGTGGATTTTTTTGTGCTACGGCTGGAGCAGCAACGGCTACTAGTAGTGCGAATAGAATTTTTTTCATGTGATCCCCAATTAAAACAGTATTTATTACCAAGTAATTGTAAACGGTGAGCCTTTTGGTAATGGTGATCCTAGACCAAACCAACTGTTAAAGTAGTAGTAATTGGCATCGGTATTATATATGCTAGCGGATGAGAACCCCCCGCCGCCAAGTTGTGCATTAACAGCAGCATTACCAGGAGTATTGTCAAATTTTAACACCCAACTACTTTGTGCAAACGCAGAGGCAATGCCGGGATTGTCGGCTTTCTTGATGACGAAAGTAAATGGATTAGCAGTACTGCTGTCTATAGTGCCCGCATAACTGGTAGAGGAAGGGGCGGGAGTTGTGGTTGTGGTTGTGGTTGTGGTTGT